AAGGTTGGAGAAGAGGAATGACAAGAACGTGGATTGAGAAGGATATTAAAAATGTCAAATGAGCGTGTTGAGAGCGTAATCATGGAGGGTTTAATTGGAAATGAAGACTATGCGAGAAAAGTATTACCATTCATCGAGGAAGATTATTTCTCAGAGAGACTCGACCGTTTGTTATTTGCTGAGATCAAGCGGTTCTTTACTGAACACGGAAAGGCCCCAACCAAGAAAATCCTCAAACTGTTCCTTGATGACCGAAAGGATCTCAGACAAGAAGAACTAGAAATGGCCACGGAAGTGGTCGATGGGTTTAGTGCACCCGAACCAAATACAGAATGGTTGAGTCAGCGCACAGAGAAATTCTGCAAAGATAAAGCCATTTATAACAGCATCATGACTACCATTGCAATTTACGACGGTAAGAATACAAAGTTTAATCGTGAGGCAATTCCTACATTATTGAGTGAGGCTCTATCTGTGTCGTTTGATAAGTCTGTCGGTCACAACTACTTTCAAGACGCAGATAGTAGGTTTGAATTCTATCACTTAAAGGAGGATCGGATTCCATTTGACCTGGACATGTTCAACAAAATTACTAAGGGTGGTTTACCTAAGAAAACGTTGTCGTGTCTACTTGCGGGAACAGGTGTAGGTAAGTCTTTGTTTATGTGCCATCATGCTGCAAGCATGGTTCGTTCAGGCAAAAATGCGTTATATATCACGCTAGAAATGGCAGAAGAGCGTATTGCTGAACGTATAGATTGCAACTTGATGGATGTGCCGATTGATCAACTTGTTAAGATGAAGAAAACTGACTTTGAATCCAAAATTGATGGAATCAAATCGAAAGCGCATGGTCAGTTAGTTGTAAAAGAATACCCAACAGCAGGTGCTCACGTTGGACACTTCAAGTCGCTGCTTGATGAACTTGAAATGAAACAGAATTTCAAGCCTGACATAATCTATATCGACTATATCAACATCTGTATTAGCCAAAGATATAAGAATGCGGGGAACTTCAATTCATACACTATCATCAAAGCAATTGCGGAAGAGTTGCGTGGCCTTGCTGTTGAGTATGATGTACCAGTGCTCACAGCAACACAAACAACAAGATCGGGTAGTACAGATACAGACATCGATATGACTGACACGTCAGAGTCGTTTGGTTTACCAATGACGTTGGATTTCTTCTTTGCTATCATCAGAACAGAAGAATTGGATGCACTAGGTCAATTGATGGTGAAACAATTAAAAAATCGATTCAATGATATTAATTACTATAAGCGATTCGTCATAGGTATCAATCTACCAATGTTCAAGTTGTATGACGTTGATAATCCAACTGCTGATTTGAGTGATGCAGGAAAGACAGATGATGATGTGCCTGTATTCGACAGTTCGACATTTGGAAAGGCAATGAAACAACGAGGGGATAAACCAGAACTAGACTTCAGCTAGTTACATCTGAAGACCAAGTTTGTCACTAATACGAGCATTTCCTTTAGAGTCGATTGCAGCACTGTTTTTCGACCTAAAGGAAATTGCATTTAAGTGCTGCATATCTTGTTCTTTGAATTCACCGATAGTTCCCCACTCAGGCGTCCAGTCTGTTGTATTCATCTTTTCTAGTTTCAAGTAGAATACTTTACCACTAATTGCAGTCAAGAAGGTTTCTTTTAGGTTGGCCTGTCTTGACCAATTAACCACGACTTTCTCTGCATTGATGATAAATTGCGCCATTGTATTCTTGTACTTTGCGTCACCTATTCTTTGTGCTTCATTGAAATTCATTCTTAATATCTCAAGATTCATGTCTTTTGTAGGCGCACATTTCTTGTCTTGAAATATTTGACCTGCAGCCATTAATACACCACCAACCATTGATCCTTGATTGAGTAAAGTCAGAACTTTATACTCGGTTGTATCTTTAACCTTCTTCAGAAGTTTATCATCAGAGTTTATGAGGTCTAAAATGTCCTTAGGTTTTATTGTGTTTGTTGTCTTACCTGCTTTGGCCGATATTTTGAATTCGAGATCCTTTTCTTTGATCTTGTAATCCATTAACGGTTCGTTTCCGCGCCTTGGAAAGAATATTTCAGACTGCTTCGTTATCGGTAACGATTTGAACAAGTTTCGTTTAGCCACAATATCAACTGCCCCAATAATCTCACCGAAGTCTTTCTTGACTGAATTCATTTCATTTTGGGGAATATCTTTTGGTGATAAGTTCCCTAGTTTGGCTGGTTTGCCTAATGCATGTTCAGCTAAGTACTTCATGTACGCTTTTGTAGATGGTTGGGCAATTGAATGTTTGGTGTCTTTGTCCAAACAGTTGTTTATGTCCTTGACAATTTGCACAGGAGAAACGTATGCATCTAGTTGAACACCGAGGTTTTGAGGCTTAAAATCGATCATATTATTCCCACTTTGTTGTATTCTATTTATATAAATATTCAACAATTGGTAATTGATGGGACAACATGAAAACATTCAAAGAATTTTTGGTAGAGAGGTCTATCAGACAAGGTCTTCCGCATGTCCATAGTATGGATGTGGATCAATTTCATAAACTGACTATTGATGGTAAGGTGCATATTCATCATGTTACTGAGAAAACTGACGGTCAGACATTGAAGTTTGGGCACGATGAACAAGGATTCTACACACAATCTTCTGGTTCGGGTGACGAAAAGATGAGATCACATGAAGATTATGAGAAGCGAGCACGCAGACGGGCAGCTGAAACAGGAAAACCACTCGATCTTACCTCATCTAAAGCATTCGGCCACATACACAAGACACTTCAAGCAAACAAGAAGCTGACAGATCATTTGGCATCTGAACATAAGAGGACTGGCAAAGAAGTCGCTGTCCGTGGTGAATCGTTCTACAAGCCCTGGGGCAGACCATCAGAATCAAAAATAGGTGAAGTCAAGTTTGTTGGAACGTCATACGACCCATCGCACATGGGTAAAGTTGGAAAGATTGTCATTCATTCCAAACTTCCAGAAAATCAAGACCACGATGTAGAGCATTTCAAAAAGAACTTGTCAGATGAACATATCAACTTTGACGATGACAAGATAGAACACAAGAAAGGTCATGTTGATGTTTCAAAGGAACGTGCCGACTTTGACAAATTGAACCATGAACTGCTGCGTTCAAGAACAACTCCAAGTAACAAAGAAGCTAAACAGCACGAAATCGACAAGTTCAATTTTATCAAGCAGAAAACATCTAAGAAAGTTGATGCACATGTAAAATCCTTAGGTATTCGTCCTAAGTGGGGTAGTGGTTCTGAAGGTGCAGTAATTCACCCCAAGGAAGGTCACCCAATGCCTCGATTCAAAGTCACTAGTGATGCATTCAAGAAATACAAAGCCTCTGACGAGTCAAAAACCTTAATAAAGAAGAGAACATGATTTCATTCAAACAGTTTTTAGTTGAAGGCGGAAATATCAAGGTTGGTGATACGCAGGCCGAACCAATTGATGTTGCAAAGCATGGTCGCAAGAGAATGACCACTGACATTCATGGTGCATTGTCAGAAATTCATAAGTCATTTCATGCTGCGACAGGTAAGCATCTATTCGGTGAAAATGAGAAAGCACTTAAAACAGGTAGTGCATATTCTGGTTCAACAAAGCACATGTTTAACAAGACTATCAAAGACGATGACTTCGTAAAACATAAAGCATTGGTTGGTGACGTTGATGTTCAGATTCCTAAAGAACATGCAGCTGACCTACATGCACATTTGGCGGCAGGTAAGAAGTTTGGAAAGTACACTTTAATCGGAACCAAGAAACACGGTAACGAGATATCTGCAGTAATGAGGCATCGTGGTACAGGTGCTCATCATCAAGTGGATTTTGAAGCCACAGACTACGATAAGCATGAACCAACAGAATTTGAACAGTTTGCACATTCATCTGATTGGCATGACACAAAGGCTGGCGTCAAAGGTGTTCATCATAAGTTACTAATCAATGCGACAGGTCGTGACAAGCATAAGTTCAGTATAACACATGGACTTCGTAGTCGCACAGATGACAAAGAACCAGCAGTTAAAACAACTCGTGGAATAACAGACTCATTGTTTGGTAAGGCAGCAGATCATACCCATCTTGGATCATTTCATGGTGTAACACAACTAATCAAGAATCATATTCCACCAACTGAACATCAGGCGATATATGATAAGTTTAAAGACTCAACAGTCAAACAACGTGGTGCCGACCATGCTGCTGCATTAGCACATCTTCGCAAACATCTAAATGTGAAAGACTCATTGACCGAATCGACTGATGAAGTGCATCACACCACAGTTGTACCCATTACTGGGTTTACTCCATTCTCTCATATGGGTCATGCAAAGGACTTAGGTGAAACGATGCACAAATTGCCTGGTTCAAAGCATGTTGGTATATCAGGAAAGTCTGAAGCATTTTCTAGTGACGAAAGAAAAGAAGTTCTACAGCGTCAGTGGGGAAAAGGAACAACGGCACATGTCGTAACTGGTGCAGGAGAAACAATAAGAAAAGCACATGATGCAATGCCAAAAACTGGAAGGAAAGTGTTGCATATTCTCGTTGGGCACGATCGTAAGTCAATGGCTGAGGGTCTAAAGAAGTCTCTTGAAGCTGGAAAAGTAAAAGAAATGGAAGGTAAGAAGTTTGATGAGATTCATATTCATCACCCAGAAGATACAGATCGTAGTCATGGTATGAGTGGAACCAAAATGCGTGCTGCTGCGCACGCTAGTAATTTAGCAGAATTCCACAAACACCTCGGACCGATGTTCTCAAAGGATGAGGCGAATAAATATATGAAACGAGTCAAGTTAGGGATTTCAACAGGTTCAATTCCATTAAAGAGATAACAATGAAAAATTTAATCAATGATGTAGCTAAAATTGTCGAAGCTTCTGAGAAAGACTATGTTTCGGTAATTCAAACAGCCAACAAGTTTCCAAAAGGTAAACCTGCTGCAATGAAAGATCCCGTACATGTTCATGGAATGGGTGTCATGGAGCGTGATCAAGCTGAGAGACTGTTCCCAGATACTCCACACACATCAACTAAGTTGTATAAAGAAGATAAAATAAATGAAATGTTTGCCAATAGAGATTCGGGTTCATCTGATAAAGAAAACAAAGAATGGGAACGAAAATTTAACCTAAGAACTCATAGAGTATGTGTCACAGTGTCAGACCCAAATGCAATCGCAGTTACACAAAGAAACGATAAAATTCAAAAAATAATCAGAGTTAAACACACCAAAGACGACGAGCGCGGGGCTGTTAAAAAGGCTAAAAGTCACTATCAGAAACAAGGTTATAAGATTCATAGCGCAGAACATCTTGGTCAGTTAAAAGAAACTCCTGGGTTGCGCGAAGCTTATATTATGAATGGTAAAGGATTTTCGTTTGATGTAGATCATATGTCAGGATCACGTGGAATTAATTTATCATCAGTTCAACCAAAGGACACTTACGTAAAAACATATCCAGCGGGATATGAAGATAAAGCTCGTGCATATGCAAAAGAAAAAGGTCATATCGTTATAAAACACGAATATGGCAAGGGGCATAACAATAAAGATTCTCATGAGTGGCAAATTCATAGAAAACTAGAAGAATCTAATCAAGGCACGGACCATATTTCAATGACTGTGCCTCTGTTTATTCGTTGTCTTGAATGGGCGAAAGAAAGTGCCAAAGATGACATTGAATTGCATAAATTTGTTGAAAATGTGGTTGCTTTGGGTGGGGTACTGGAGACCGACGATTACGATAAACTGATTCCTGAAGGTACAATGAAAGAATCTTTTTATGATGCGTCAGGAACAGAAGGTAGAAAAAAATAAAACTAAAGATAAAAGCTTCTATGCTGCAGCTGAATATCATAAACATAAGTTTAAAGTTGGTGACGAAATATCTTATAAGGAATAACATAAATGATTAAGTTTAAAGAGTTCATAACTGAAAAGAGAATGCATCCGTACTTGGAGTTTTTAACTTCACACATCTACCCAGATGAAGATTTAAATGAATCAACTGTGATACCAATTCATAAAGAAACCCCAATCGGAAAAGTTAAACGGGCGTTCGATCATATTGGGGACGGTAAAAATCCGCATACTGGAGAATCACTTCCCGAATATGGCACCAAAGCATATAAGGATATGATTAAGAATGTACATTCTCGCCTGAAAGAAAAGCATGGGGTTGATCCTAAAAATCTACTAGCTGGTAATCATAAACTTCAAGATTCAACTGGTGAACATATTAAGACAAAGAATGGAAAAATGATATTTTCGCAAGGGCTTAGTTTGGCACCTGCACACGTAATTAATGGTGTTAATACGTGCCCCAAAGCATCAACGAAATGTAAAGAAGCTTGTTTAGCCCATACATCAGGTGCAATGGCAAGATCACAACAAATTAAAGATGCTAAAGTAAGAAAGACTGAAGCATTGTTCAACTCCCCAGAAGATACAGCACTTGCTTTACATCATCACATTACAAAAGAAAAGAAAGCCGCCGAAAAAGCTGGGGATTATGGGTATTCTGTTCGTATGAATACAACATCTGATATTCCTCAGAAAGTGTATCATGGACTACGTAAAGCACATCACGACGTACAGTTCTATGATTACACAAAAGAACACAAACAAGTCCTCCATAATCTAGAACATAAAGATGAACCTGGGCACAAGAATCTACACTTGACGTTCAGCTCCACAGGTGTTAATCATCCAGAATCTAATTGGCATCATGCTCGTAAAGTATTGGATGCTGGCGGCAACGTGGCAATGGTTTCCAAATCAATCAATACTCGTCCAGGGAAAGAATTAAAGGCACATAACATTCTTCCTACAGCAGTGCACGACAAAGAAACTGGTAAGCACTACCCAACACTTGACGGTGATGGTCGCAGTAAGGATCTTGATGGTCACGGTGATGCTCGTTTCCTTGACAAACCAGGTCATGTTGCAATGCTTCACTTGAAAGGAGTTAATCCTAAGAAGGCTGGTGACTTTGCAGTAGGACACGACCATGATACAAGAATAGCTCATGTATGATTTCGTTTAAACAGTTCATCGATGAAGCTAAAAAAGAACCAATACACACCGATGTACTAGATGCAAATGGACTTCTCAAACACATCAGCAAGTCCAAGTTAGCAGCAATTCATCGTCACCCATACTTTAAGAATATCGTCCATTTAGAAGGTCATCCTGTCGGATATAAGTTCTACAGAAACGAAAATGGATTTGAAACAGTAGAAGCATCCAATGGAGTAGACTTCAAACGATCTGATGGACACACAGTGAAAGATATGGTTCAGTTCAAGTTGAGCAGAACTCGTCATACAGTCAATAATGCTCATCATTTTACAAACACCAACAAAGAAAGACTCGACGCTAAATATGGTGGAGGACTTTCGTACTACCATGTAAAATCACATAAGAAGGATGAATAATGAGTATGTTTAAAGAATATTTGATTGAATTATCACAAAAAGTTCTAGCTTCTTATAAAGAGAGGGCGACACCAGAGATTGTGCAACAGATTCTCAAAGGTAATAAAGCTAAGGCAGTGCATCGTGCGAAAGGTGTTACAACTGCTAAAGAAAAACTTAAGGAAGAAACAGACTTGGAAGAAATGAGTCGTGATACATTAAAAAGTTACCTGAAAAAGAGAACTGACGATATCACTCAAACCGCATCTACAGACGCTCTTCGTAGTGGGACACAAATAAAACCTGGTGAAGGAACAGTGATTGGTCTTGATCCAGTAACAAAGAAACCAATCTATAAAAAAGAGCACCCAAAATACAAAGAAGATAAGAAGATTGTTGGTATGAAACGAGCAATTGACCGTCTATAAATATAACAATTGATACTAGGACAATATCGTATGAATTCAAATCTAAATGAAAACTTTAACTCTGTCGCCGTTCATAGCAAGGTGTATATTAGGGCATTCAACGCTTGGAAATTAGAACCGACCCAACTAAACAAGCAGAAAATGGACATTGCCAAGGCAGCCTTGGATGCATCAAAACAAAAATACATGGCACCAAAAGTAACGGAAGAAACTGAACTAGCAGAGTTGTCAGATCGCACTGTCAATACTGTTGTGTCGAAGCGACTAACACGTGTCAGATTAGCGAACGAAAAGCAAGCTCCTATAGCTAAGGATAAATTGCGTGGAACATTAGATGCAGTTAGATATAGGAATTCAAGAAAAAGAAATATGGGAGAAGAAACTGAGTTAGATGAAGCAAAAACATTAGAGCAACATCAAGTGCACAAGGCAATGACTCTTGATAAGATTGCACAAATGAAAAAGGACGGTAAAACCGTTGATGCGTTAGCGAAGAAACTCTCTTTTCATATTGCGGCAATTAAGGCACATAAACGAGGAGTGTCTTGTCACACGGAAGAAGCCGATCATATGAATGAAGACACAATTATTGAGGGCACAAACATGACCAGATTAGTAAACCCAAAGACAATAGTTACACATGATACACTTGAACATATCCGCAAATATTCTGTTGAATCAGATTCAACAGACAACGTCACTAATGAAGACTTCTCTTATATCAAAACTCAAGGTATGAGCCGTCTTGCAGGTTGGGTTCCGTCTTATGTTGAAGAGGCCAAGTTATCTGGTAACGAAGTTGGTGGCAAGCGTGACAATGCAGAGATGCAGAAGAACATGAAGAAGAACACGGAAGTTGGTACAGAACTCAAAGGTAACGTCAAAGTTACAGTTGATAAGGACACAAACAAGGCCAGTTCAACATTCAAGAAAGGTAGTTGGAAAGTTGAAGGCTCTTGGAAGAAGTCAAACGGTAAAGATGCAATGAGTAAGGCACACAATGCTGTAGGTAAGGCATTAAAGTTAAACAAGGAAGAAGTCGAACTGGAAGAAGGTTGGGTCGATAACGTAGAGAAGATCCAAGTTCATCATCATGGCCCTTCTGGCGCAGGGGTAACCGTTCATACAGGCGACAAGAAGTCTACTCAGCATTTTCCAGATGTAGGTTCAGCACAAAAGTACGCAAAGGACTTACATAAAGCTAACGGTAAGATGGCTACATACGAAGATCACACTCAATAAATAGATTACACAACCCTATACTGATGGAATAAATGAAAAAGATCTCTCAAATACTACTCGAGTTGCAGTCTGTTTCTGCACCAGTCGTAAAGAAACCAATTGTAGAAGAACCAGTTGATGCATTACGAGAAGCATATATAAGTGGAAAGATATTCAAGGTAGGTCAAGTTGTTGATTGTGACCTTGGTTCTGCTGAAATTATCAATCGTGGTCCTAACTACGTTACACTTGTCAAAGAAGGCAAGACGTTCAAGCGTTGGGTCAAAGATATAACCGTTTCAGAGAACACTAATGTAAAGCGTTCGCAAATTTACAAAGAGTCTTTCATCATTAAGGGTTACAAGACAAAGCATTTTACACGTGAGTTAGCAGAATCGTTCAATGCAGTTAACAAGAACAACCATGACAAATTTGCGTTATTCACATGTGCAGTATGCGTTGATAAGCTGTTAGGTGCAACCAAAGAAGAAATCGCTGAGAACTTTGATGATTACCGCATCGAGTTTGAACGTGCAACCAAATATCTTACAAAGTTCGGTTTAGTAGTAGAAGCATTGAGTCCAATTGAAGATACGATGTTGGAGTATTCGATTACTGAGGGTATCAAGTTTAGTGCTGCTGATAAGATGAAAGTTGCACACATCATAGCAATTGCTGTTGGCCATACACCTAGGTCATCGAATCCTGTCGATATTATTCACGATTCTGTTGGACATGTTAGATCCAATAAATATTCACCAGAAGCCTGGAAAATGATGGGCGCAATGTATAACAAGGCCACTGAAGCAGGTATTAAGTGGGACAAAAACAAGTTTGCAGCACCAACTCAAAAGTACATGGGACTAAAATGACAAATGAACAATTAGACGAATGGGTATTCGATCAAAAAGCTAAACGAGACCTAAATGTCAAAACAGGAACGAAATCTGGTGGTCGCATTCATGGGTTAAAGGCTGCTGATGTACTTGCAAGAGCACAGGCACTTGCAGATGCAGACGGTAAGAAAAAAGGAACTAAAAAAAAGGATGGAAAATTTATGATGTCACAAGAACACATTAACCGTGCCAAGGCCGAACTGAGAGTTGATATGTCAGAAGACTTTGATCCAGAAATCTTAGAAGAGGGATGGAATGTTAAAATAGGTGACGAATATCATCCTCGTGAAAAGGTCCCTATTGCTAAGTATGACCAGTTCAGAAAAGAACACCATGGAGCAACTATTCGTTTCAGGGGCCCACGTGGTAAATCGGAAAATACAAGAGGATACAAGGCTCATACAATCAAAGCAAATGCGACGCATTTTTATGTTGTCAATACTCCAAACGGAATGACACACGATTCAGATTTGAAAGAGTCGTTAGCGGGAGAGGCTCGTGGTGCAGAGCACGATTTCGCAATGAACGGTGGAAGTGATAATTCAAGTGGCTCATCTGTTTCTAAGCCATCACATGCAGTCAAAGTTGGTTCGACACATTTCCATCCAGGTAAGAAAGGTATGGGGATGGCAGTACAACGTGCAAAGGCACTTGGTGTCAAGCCTCAAATCGTCAAACATCCAGGTGGTCCATTGTTAGGAGAAGCTGCTGAACAATCAGAATTGATTGAAGGTAAGCTTCCAGATTGGGCGCAAGCTGAGTTCGATTCAGCATTCAAGAAATCGCCTGCCGCGAAACGTCGCCCAGATAACGATGAGCATGATGTTGCTCGTTTCAACCCAAAGACAGACGGGAAGTACAAAGTTGCTCAGTTCGCTAAAGGTCGTGTGCATAAAGGATCATACGGTAAAGCTGTTATCGATCACGACGACGAACACCCAGCTGATGCACCAGAAAAGCATCCAGCAACAGCACTAGATTCCTCCGGAATCAACAACAACCCAATGGTCCCAAAAGTCAGGACAAGTGCAGCACAAAAAGCTGCAGGGCCCCAGCGTCCAAAAGGGAAGGCCGCTACACCAGAGGCCATGAAAGCTTATCGTATTGCCTTAAGGAATCATAACATGAAAAAAGAATCATATGTATATGACGGATCAGAGTTTGTTCAAATAGATGAAAAGATCAGTGTGAGTCATCCAGCATTTAAGCTGGGGTATAAACATGCAAAGAAAGACCCAGTTGATGGGTACGCTAACTATGATGATTCTGAAGAAGGGGCGAAGAATTACAACGCTGGTTTCCATAGGGGTGTAAAAGACTCGAATAAAAATAAACAAACTAATGAAAGTATGGATAATGAAATCGTCTTAGAAATCATTAAAACTGGTCAATTGTATAACTATGAAATATCATACGGTGACCAAATTTTATCCGAAGGTATTGGTGCAACAGTTCAAGGTATCATCATCAATGCAACTCGAAAGATGAGTCATATTGTCGAAGATGTCCAACAAAAAGATGGTCAGCTTGACCGCATTAAGAGTATTGTCAAAAAGTATATTTGAGTTCTATATAAATAATACAAGCGTGAGATGTTGATTATTCAACGTTACAACGGCCGAGATGTTGCAGTAGAGATACTGAGGTAGGTATCAACATCAAGTAACAAATTTTCAATAACTACAGGAGACTCAACATGTCACAAACATCATACACACAAGTAACCACAGCACTACCAGGTGGTGGTACAATTTCTGCATCAACATTGACTGCAGGAAGTCTACCAGGTATGGCTACACAAGTAGCTAGTTATCTATCACTCCTTGTTCCTTCCATTACTGGTTACGGCACAACTGTTATGCAGAACTCAATTTTGAACGTTGTTATTACTGGTGCAACAGCCGCTGCCAACAAAGTTATGAATGGCTACTACCAAGCAGCAGTTATTGACGCAACCCACGTTGGTATTCCAGCAACAGAGCAACTTTGGTCGTCTGGTGGTACAGTTAACACATACGTTCGCACCCCATTGTTTGGTCAGCCAGCAGATGGTTTCGGAGCAGTTGCCCTAACAGCAGGCACATTGATTACTCCAATCTCTGGATATGTTCCTGGTGAAAAGATCACTGGTTCGACTTCTGGTGCAACTGCTCGTGTTTCAGGATACATTACTCCAAACGTTCTTCGTGTTAAAAATATCAAAGGCACATTCACAGCAGGTGGTGAAGCAGTTACAGGAAATGGTATCAAGTGGTCAGGAACATGTACTTCAGCTGGTTCAGTTCTAACAGTTGTCACTTCAGTTTCTGGTTATTTAACACCAGGTATGACAATTTCTGGAACAGGTGTTACTACAACCACAATCACTAGCCAGGCAACTGGTACTCCAGGTGGTATTGGAACATATAATACTACAGCTGCTCCAACAATCACTGGTACAGTGTCAGTTGTTGCAACACTAGCATCTGCAGTCCCATCGGCAGGTGTGGTTCTTGGTCAGAAGAAGCTACGTCAAGTCTCAAACTTGACTCCAGCTACTGCATTAGGTAACTTGACATTCGCAACATCGACAACTGCAACGGCAGCAGTAGTAACATCAAGTAACGTTCTTGACCTAGCTACAACCGTTACAACTCCAATTATTACTGTTGGTTCTGTTGTTACAGGTGCCGCAGTTACAACTGGTTCAGGCGCAGTTATCATTGGTTACGGCACAGGCCAAGGTGGTACAGGTACATACATCGTTGATCGACTAGTTACAACTACAACTGGTGCATTGGGTGTTACAGTAACCCCTCCAGCAACTTCGTTGGGCGCAATCGTTGCAGCAACAGCGGGTGGTTTCAACACAAATGGCCTTGGTGTTGGTTCTGTATTCACAGTTCTTACTGCTAACACAGCAGGTAACAAGCAGACATACACTGTTACTGGTGTTACACCTAACGGTTCTGCTGTTACAGTTGATAAACTTGTTACAGCAGATGCAGCAGCAGCATCGACACAAAGCATTCAAAAGCAATTTGTTGTTAGCGCAGTAATTTAAAGTGTAACGTCCCCGTCATAAGTTGGCGGGGACTTTTAATGGAGTTAATACAATATGGCAGATAAGAAAATTTCAGAATTAGTAGCGGCGACTACATTAAATGGTGCCGACGTTGTTCCATTGGTTCAATCTGGTAGCACATTAAAGTTGTCAGTTACCAACCTTTTTCAAAAGATTCCAGTAAAACCTATAGTTTTAGAGGCACAAGAAAGTGTTGCTAGTGGTGCATTAAGCACTAGCTTATTGTCTAGCTTAGTTACGCCTGCTGGAGCCCCCACTGCATATACTTTAGCTGCCGGAACACATGGAATGACAAAAGAAATTGCATGTGAGTCTTCAACTTCAGGAACTGCAGTTGTTACTGTGACAAGTGGAAAGGGATTTACCACATTAACATTTACCCATGCGTCGGCTCCTGGGGCGTTTGTTGGATTAAAGAATATTAATGGTTTTTGGTATGTTTCTGGTTCAAGAAACGTAACCGTTGCATAATGGCAGATATAAAAGTTTCTCAGTTAGCATCAGCATCATCTCATACAGGTGATGATTGGTTCATGGTGGTACAGAATGGAATCAATAAGAAGTCCAAGCTGACCACCATTTTGGGATCATTGAACTCAAATGCAAACATTGGCATCAACACAAATCAACTGTCGATAAACACCACAGTTTCGTCTAAGAACAACTCGAACTTACTGTTCATAGATGGAACCAATGACAAAATCGGCATTGGCACTAACTCATTATCGTCTCATTTATTAACAGTTAATGGTAGCATATCAACTAATGGAATTTATGTTGGATCTACAGAAACAGTGCCCTGGGCGCCTGGAGCTCTGGCCCCATCTGTCATATCATGTCTTGTTCAGACAACATTTGTTTCTGTTACAACTGGCCCCGGAGATTTTTCCTTATCAACTGGGTATGATGGGCAGATAAAAATAATAACATCACTCAATGCTAACACTGCTGAAGTTACATGTACGGGAATAAACAGTGCATTCACAAAAATAACTTTGGCTTCAATTGGTGCAAGCGTGACATTGGTTTATAAAGAAACTAGTCCAACCGGTTGGGCTGTGGTTGGTTCAAATAATGCAACACTCACTTAACTTTGAGAATACAAGATAATTATGTGAAATTTTGTATGCTTCATTATGACAATCCGAATTGTACTACAGTAGAAGATTTTAATAATGACATGCAGAAGGTCATACACATTAAGAAGTTGATATCTAAAGATTTCAACAAGCAACTGATGTTAAATCATATCATCATCTTACTGAATGTGTTTGAGAAGTCTGCTGCAGTTAAGATGTTGTTTTACAAAATAGATGAGCAGTATTGGCATATTATTAAAACATATTTGGAGTTCCTTAGTCTTATGCCAGATGTTATTGAAGATTTAAATGTGGTATCGTCAAATATACCATTAGACTCCGAAGTTATATCCGAACTGAGAGCATTATGACAATTGGCATCGTCCCTAAAGAGTTTTTAACAACAAACAACACCATCGACCTACAAATAGCGATTCGTGTTATAAAAGTTATTATGACTCCATACAAAGACTTAGATGCATTTAAGTTAGGTATAATTGACGATAGCGGCAATCAAATAAAAACCTCATATGAGTTGAAGTCTACTGAGGAAAAGAATGCGTTTAGCCCGTTAATGAAAGTTTTAATACGCATTAAGCAGCTATTTGAAAAATACAATATTAAACGAGCCCAGGCCCAACCATTTGTTACAATGGCTGGAGCCTTGAAATTTGTAAGGGAAAGTGAAACGTTTATTGGGTTTGAAAGGTTCGTTGATGAATACAATCCCAGTTCTAATGAAATTGAACGAATTAAGCAAATATGTGAAGAAATAGGAACTGGGATCGCATCAGTCGCATCGATTCCCCCCACATCAACTAGTCCTGTTGTGCCGTCTATTGACAATAAATATACTAAGCGAAATAGAAAACGCAACCCCAACACACTGGTTGATGGCGGAATGATTAGAAGAGCAAGACCGTAAAGATATAAATAATAAATCAAAATAGAATTGTTGAGTCTCCTTTAAACAAGGGGAATTTTTCAAAATAAAGGAGCAGTTTATGACACTACTTTCACCAGGCGTTGAAATTAAAGAGAAAGATTTTTCAGGCATTGTGCCTAATGTTGCCACAGGTATTGGTGGTATCGTTGGTCGCTTCACAAAAGGTCCTGTTAATACGCCAATTATGATTTCTTCAGAAGAAGATCTCGTCAATATTTTTGGTAAGCCAACCGACACCAATTACTTAGAATGGTTCACTGCCGCCCAGTTTTTACAATATACAAACAAGCTATGGACTGTTAGGGCGAAACCAACTGGTTCATATACTGCATATGCAAGTAGTGCTTCAGGCTCCGTTGGAACAGACTCAATTTCTATTGGAAATCAAGCTGAATACGACTCAACTATCGGGACGTTAGATTCAGATGTTAAGTTTTTGTATCGTGGTTTAGGTACTGCGGGTAACAACCTGGGTGTGATTATTGTTGACTATGCTACATGGTCATCGTTTAAATCTTGGGCAGATGGTCTCGTTACAGCAGGGTCAATGAGTCAATCGTATGCAGATATTGTTCAATACCAACCAAACACGACCTCGTATGTTGAAAAATATGCAGGTGCAAATAAAAAAGATGAGATGCACATCATTGTTATTGATGTAACAGGTGGGATTACAGGAACAAAATATGCTGTCCTTGAAACATTCCAAGGTCTTTCTAAAGCATCTGATGCATTAGATTATAAGGGCGAGTCAATATACTATCCAACAGCAATAAACGTAAAGTCCAAGTACATTTGGGTTGGTTCAACTTGGACAACGAATCAAAATGGGACTACTCTATTTGACGTTGGAACTAGTGCGTATGGGGTTTCTGAAGCTGGTGATTCATTTGCAAACTTTACCGATGCTTTCGATATTGCTGTTTCAGAAACAGGGCCCGACACATCGTTGTTTGCTGGTAAGCTAGTGAACGGGAAAGATGGTACTGTCGCTGACGAGACTGAGATTCTTAGTGCATATGGCATTCTAGGGAACACCGATTTGTATGATGTTAATTTGTTTCCAACTGCAGGTTACAGAGGAACAACTTTGCTTGGTGGTATTTTAACTTCTGTTGCATACCCAAGAAAAGACTCAATGGTTTTCTATAGCCCAGTTAAAGTTGGAACATACGACGTCATTACAGACAGAAGTGCAACTGCAGTAACTGACATGATTGCGTGGAAAGACGCACTGAACATTGCCGAAACATATTCATCATATGCGGTGTGTGATACAGGATACAAATACATATTTGATAAGTACAATAACAAGTATCGTTGGGTTCCAATGAATGGTGACATTGCTGGTCTGTGCGCTCAAGTTGATAGACTAGCTGATGCATGGTGGAGTCCAGGCGGATTTAACCGCGGTGGTCTTAAGAATGTTATTAAGTTAGCATTCAATCCAACTCAAGCACAACGTGATGTACTTTACCCACAATCAATCAACCCAGTTGTTTCGTTCCCAGGACAAGGTGTTGTGTTATTTGGCGATAAGACAATGACTAAGAAACCAAGTGCATTTGATAGAATTAATGTTCGTCGTTTGTTCATTGTTCTTGAGAAAGCTATTGCAATTGCTGCTAAGTATATGTTGTTTGAATTCAATGATGCATTCACAAGGGCCCAATTCAAAAATATGGTTGAGCCATTCCTGAGGGCAATTCAAGGTCGCAGAGGAATAACAGAGTTCTTGGTTGTTTGTGACAGTAGCAACAACCCAGGTGATGTTATTGACAGAAACGAGTTTGTTGCTAGTATATACATCAAGCCCACTCGCTCAATTAACTACATTACACTTAGCTTTATTGCAACACGTACTGATGTTTCATTCAGTACACTTATTGGTTCCTAATGATTTATAATCAAAAAGTTTTGGTCATCATATCCAACAATAACAAATATTATTGTTCCTTGGGATATGGTGATCATAAACAAAAATCAACTATTGTTGTTGATGTTTTTGATTTACCAAAAAAATCTATCAGGAAAATAAAAGCAAAATGTGATGATTGTGGGAAAGATTGGATGGCATGTTATGCTAATTTAGCTAATAAGTCACATCATAGGTGTTTTCAATGTGCAAGAAATTGGGTTGGTAAAAATTGCGATCAATCTAAAGCTATTACAAAAAATAAAGAACGTGTAGGTGACAAACATCCAAGATGGAGATCAGATAAACCAGAGTTCAAAACATACCATCGATTGGTTACAAGAGAAACCAATTTTCATAATCTCCATGAACTAAAAAATTATGGTCTAAGAGGATTGGCTGGTAAACCTGGGGCATATCATTTGGACCATAAAATATCTATATTTTATGGTTATAGTAATAAAATTTCACCTGTTTTAGTTGGTTCAAGAGAGAATTTATGCATGATTCCTTGGCAAGAAAATTATAAGAAAAGAGAAAAGTCATCTATTACGCTGGGCGAACTTTTGGCTAGTATTGAAATCAGTTCGATGTTACATAAATAATCAAAAGTTAAAAGGAGTATAAAAGTGTCAATTCTTGAATTTAAAAGTGCCCTGTTGGGTGGTGGAGCTAGGCCTAATCAATTCCGTGTGGAGCTAAATTTTCCTGGGTTTGTGTCTAATGGTGCTGCTGCTGGTCGCAAGGCTCAATTCCTTTGCTCTGCAACAACATTGCCAGGATCGTTTATCAACGTTGCTCCTGTTTTTTATAGAGGTCGTGAAATTAAGTTAGCTGGAGAGCGTCAATTCCAGAACTGGAGCGTCACAATCATCAACGATACTGACTTTGCTATTCATAAAGCATTTGAAGACTGGATGAAGCAAATCAATGATCCTAAGGATAACATTGGTCTAACTAATCCAATGCTATATACTTCTGACATGAATGTTCATCAGTTGGATCGAAATGGTTCCGTTATTAAGTCGTATAAGATTGCAGATTCTTGGCCTGTCAGTATTACAGACATTGGGTTGGCATACAATTCAAACGACCAAATTGAAGAATTCCAAGTTGAACTGGCATATGCTTTCTGGGAAACAACCAATACTGCAACATCTGTTTCTGGTACCATTGGAATCAGTACTCCAATTGGTGGGGTTGGCATTTCGATTTGATTTTAAGTCACCTTAATGAAAAGGTTATATAATGGAGCTTTTTGGACTAAATATATCGAAGGTAAAATCGGCCGAGGATAAATCGGCCGCATTTACCACACCACAATCGGATGATGGCGCTCAAGTAGTTGCACCAGTCACGGGTGGTGCATATTATGGTGTGTATCTTGACGTAGATGGGCAGTTAAAATCCGATATACAGCAAATCACGAAGTATCGTGAGATGTCACTTTTCCCTGAAGTTGATAGTGCAATTCAAGACATTGTAAATGAATCTGTACCTAATGAAGATGATACTCCTCAGTTAGAAATCATACTAGATGAACTAGACGTTTCGGACGTTTTGAAAGAGAAGATTGTAGAAGAATTTAATACAGTGCTATCTCTTTTAAACTACAACTCAAGAAGTACAGAACTGTTTAGACGTTGGTATGTTGATGGTAGATTATTTCAACATATCATCGTCGATAAAGCAAATCTGAAACAAGGTATAGTTGAACTCCGACCGATTGAAGCCACTAAGATACGAAAAGTAAAAGAAGTTAAAAAAGAAAAGACTTCACTTGGGATCGATAAAATCATAAACATAGATGAGTATTTCATTTACAATGAAGCAGGATTTGTTAGTAGCACTCAAGGGCAACAACAGTCAAGTAACAACTCTCAAGGGATAAAGATAAGCACTGATGCCGTCATTTATGTACCGTCAGGATATTTAGATTACAACACAAATACAGTACTAAGCTATTTGCAAAAGGCGATAAGACCTGCAAATCAGCTCAGAATGTTAGAAGATGCGACAGTTGTGTATTTTCTTGCAAGAGCACCAGAACGTAGAATATTTTACGTCGATGTTGGTAATCTTCCAAAAGGTAAGGCCGAACAATATGTCAAGGACATTATGAACCGTTATCGCAACAAGATGGTTTATGATGCCAAGACTGGTGAAGTTAGAGATGATAAGAAGTACATGTGTCTTGCTATGGATACTAAAGTGCCATTATTGGATGGTAGAACATTATCCATATCTGAAATTGCCTCTGAATATGAAGCTGGGGAAAAGTTGTGGGCGTATTCATGTGATCCAGTTACCGGTGCATTTGCTCCTGGTCTTATTTCTTGGGCAGGTGTAACTCGTAAAAATGCTGAAGTTATGAAGATCACATTAGATAATGGGAAAACTATAACTTGTACTCATGATCATAAATTTCCAGTCTGGAATAAAGGTTTTGTTAGGGCTGATGAATTAATTGTTGGTGAATCAATGATACCACATTATACCAAACAACAGGTTATTACAGGAAAAAATACAGAATCAAAACTACCTTATTTACAACTTTTTGAAAATGATACAAAGAAGTGGTCGTTTGCTCACAGATTAGTGTCAAAATGGAAAGATAATGTTAATGTAGATAATGAATGGACATTTGACGAATCATTTCTGACTGAATCAAAAAAGACAATTCATCATCGTGATTTTAACAAAAATAACAACTCGCCTGATAATTTAATCAGAATGAATGCAAAAGATCATGCCATATATCATTCCGATTCATTGACATTTGAGTTTAAATCTGCTCGAGGAAGAAAAGGTGGCAAAATCGGTGGGCAAAAAGCAAAAGATTTGGGTCTTGGATACTTCAATAAAAATCATCCTAATTACCATGAATGGCATTTAAATGCTGGTCGGATAGGCGGAGCTATATCGGCAAGTATGGGGTTTAGCAAAACTAATTTGTCCTATGGTAATAAAGTATTGCAGGAATATCTAAAAGACTTAGATTATAACATTTGGTTTAGAAATCAGCAAAGAGCTGGTTGGACTGAAGAAAAAAGAGCAGTAGCTAGTCAACACGCAAAAAGATTGAATCTTGGGACAAGAGGGAATGCTACTCAAGTTACAATGTGGGAAACAAAAGAAAGACGACAAAAACATAATGATAAGTATGCAGTGTCATATGACAATGTTTTATTTGAGTTAGTTAGTTCTTGTGCTACTCAATTTTTATCATTAAGCGAAACTGTAAATACATTAAATAACTCAAATGAAATTTTGTCGCATTGGAAAACACTTAATTCTGGTAAAGTCATCAGTAAAAAGCAAAAAAGTTTTGATAAATTTATAAAATCAGATATTGACAGAATAGTTAAGTTTGGCGTGGGTTTATCAACATACAATCAACTTAAAGATCAATATCAATTTAGAAACCATAAAATTGCTAAAATTGAATATCTAAATGAGACAATTGATACCGGTTGTTTAACAATTGACGGCGATCATATCTATCATGATAATCATACATTTGCTCTAGACGCTGGTATATACACGAAAAATTCAATGTTAGAAGACTTTTGGATGCCTCGACGTGATGGCGGCAAAGGAACAGAAATTACAACACTAGATGGGGCAAGCAATCAGTCGTCAATGTTGGAAAACGTAGAGTACTTCAAGAAGAAGTTGTTTGAGTCGTTGAATGTTCCTATCTCAAGAATGCAACCGGAAACAGGGTTCTCTCTAGGCCGATCAACAGAAGTTTCTCGTGACGAAGTTAAGTTTCAGAAATTTGTTGATACATTACGGAAGAAATTTTCGTTACTATTCTACGAGCTATTAAAAACACAATTAATTTTAAAAGGTGTTTGTAATAACTTAGAATGGGAGGATCTAAAAGAAAAGATCTTCTTTAGGTTTCAGAAAGACAACTTTTTTTCAGAACTAAAAGATCAAGATATATTACAAGCTAGACTAAATCTTCTCACTGCTGCAAATCAATTCGTTGGAATTTATTTCAGTAAAGAGAAACTGCAAAAAGATATCCTTAAGATGACAGATAAGGAGATCGAAGAAGAAGAAGCACAGATGAAATTGGAAGAAGATGATAAAACAGCTACAATATGGGGTCAGCAAGAGTTGTCTGCTCCACCAATGCCCCCAGGTATGGGAATGCAGGGCGATCCAGGTCAAGACCCTAATCAAGACCCATACGGTGCTCCAGCAGACGATGGTCGAGATCCTCAGGCACAGTTTAATCAGTAAACATAAATAATTAACAGAATAACATATGGAGTTAATGATGAAAGAAAATATTGAACAAATGTTTAGCAATTTGGTTGCGAAAGACTTTGATGCTGCCAAAGAGCAGTTTTCATACATTGTTACTCAAAAAGTTGCTGATCGCCTCGAAGATCTAAAAGCTGAAGTTGGTTCCACTTTTATGAATAATTCCAGCTCATTAGGAGAAGGTGCAGTTGGCAGAATGTTAGGACATCCTAATTCAGAACGTGGCAAGTATAATGATGAGATTCTTCGCAAGTCTGTTGTTGGTAAGGGGCAGAAATCTATTAAATCGACTCGATACGATGGTTCAGGTAACAAAACAGTCAAATGGCAGTCTGTTGAAACTGGCAGATATCACGACGACGAAGATTCTGCAAACAACGACAAGAAATAAGGATAATATATGGCATTTACTAAAACAATATTACAACGCTCACCAAGTAGAGCGACTGTTAAAATCATTTCAGATGCCACAGCCGACGTAAGTGTTATCACGTTAAAAAGTGGAGTCACATTAGGGGCGACTGGAGTTTTGAATTTCACAAAAACAACTGGTCAGCCAATAGCGTTTATTGGGTATTCGTCTGGAACAACATTATATGTTAGCGCGACTAATGGTAATTCGTTAATCGTTGGTTCTGTTTTATCAACCAGCGGTGGCTTCACTGCAGGTACAGTTGTAACTGCAATTGGGACATTTGCAGGTGGTTATCAATCATACACAATTTCAATATCACAGTCAGTTGGTTCTGCTGGTGTTGGACAAGTTACTGGATCAACTATTGCAAATGGTGGTCTTATTCAACGAGCAAGCGGTAGTTGGGTAACAGATTTTGGGACAGCAGCAAACTACGCAGGAAATGCAAATAACATTAATGGTAATATGTTAGCCACAAATGGTTTAGCGTCAGCTAGTGGTACTGCAACCAGTGTATTAGGACAAATTTGCGTGTCCATCACAGCAGGTCCAACGAATGCAGGTAATATTAGACACTATTCGATTATTGGTTATGCTCAAACATCCGCTGCAAATGATACGATTTTAGTGAGCCAATTGACACCAGTGCCTGTTTCTGAAGCTAGTGTAACACCAACAATCAATGCATATTATTCTGATCTTTTATGCTCAGGTCAAACAATAACTGGCACTCCAACTGCAAATATTAACAATGTGTGGATTTCAACTCTAACTGGTGCGAATTCGCTCATTAAACGAAATGGTGTTACTGTAATTGGACTATATGGTGGAGGTGGAGAATATACTGATAAACCACCATGTGCCCCAATCACAGATAACAACTCATTTGATATATTTGTATATTGGTTTAATGCGTCACAAGGTGGCGCTGCAGTGTTAGAAATTATCAAAATTGATGGTTTTGGTGATGTTCAACCTAACGTAACACAACATGGTCCAGTAGGATACTAATATGAAATTATTAACAGAATTAGCCAATGAACAAGATGTTGAATGTTTAGTTGAGAATACTAAGACAGGTAAACGTTATTTTGTTGAAGGTCGTTGGGCAACAGCAAATGAACCCAATCGTAATGGAAGAATTTATCCTGGGGCAGTTATGGAATCTGCACTTTCTAAGTATAATTCTGACTTCATCACACAGAAGCGGGCACTTGGTGAATTGAATCATCCGCAAGGTCCTTCTATCAACCTTGATCGTGCATCACACATCATTGAAAACTTGAAGATGGACGGCAACTTTGTTACAGGTCGTGCAAAAGTTATGGGCACACCAATGGGTGAAATTGCAAAGAGTTTGATTGATGAGGGTGTCAAATTGGGTGTCAGCACTCGTGGTCTGGGGTCTCTTGAAGAAGGTCGTGACGGCTACAAGCATGTTAAAAACGATTTCTTCATTTCGGCAATTGATATTGTTTCTGATCCAAGTGGTCCAGGTTGCTGGATTAAAGGTTTATTAGAAAATACAGAGTGGGCATTCGATGCTGACGGAAACTTAATAGAAATTGCAAAAGAGTTGGTTATAGATGTTCATAAGAAAAAGATAAATGAAGAAAAAGCAATTAAAGAGTTCGCTAGATTTATTGAGTACTTGAAGGGATAACATGAACGAGTTCTACGTTTATGCAATTGTGAATCCGATAGACTTAATTCCATTTTATATTGGAAAAGGTAAAGGTGACCGAGCATATAGTCATTTAAAACACAGTCACAATAAAATGAACAATGCTGCAATAAGCGTATTAAACGAAATCGGTATTAAACCTCTTGTTGTTATAATAAAAGACCACCTAAGCGAATCGGATTCGCTAAAGTTAGAACAAACTTATATTGATATTTTTGGTAGAAAGAATAATGATAAAGTTCCTCTTGCATATGGTTACTCAGTTCTAAATAATATGCAAGACAATTCAGGACTAAATAATAGTGTTAAGATATTAGAATCAGTTAAACGAAAAGTTGTATGTTCAGTTTGTGGTATGACTGGAGGGCAGTCAGCAATGAAACGTTGGCACTTTAGTAATTGTATCAACGATAAAATTTTAAAGTTAAAAACTGAAGGATATAGTCATTCAGAAATTTCAAGAATGTTGAGTATTGATAGATCTAGAATTATTTCTTTCAATAAATTCTTAAATAAAAGTTAATATTGATGGATTCGTGAAGGCCGCATTTACATAAATAATATATCAAGAATAGGAGAATTACATGACGCTCGAGGAAAAAATCAAGGCGCTTATGGAAGGCAAGCAAACTGGAGCCGAAACGCTTTCAGAAGAATCCATTGAAGAGTTAGACGAGGAAACCATCAAGACTAAAGGTGGAGCAGTTATCACCGACGAAGATGATTCTGACGACAAAACTGATCCTGACCAGGACGGTGACGACGATTCGTCAGAAGAAGGCGATACAGATGATGACTCAGATGAAGATACTGATGTGTCTAAGGGTTCTGGCGAAACCAAGAAGAACAAAGCAGAAGTTAAGGAAGGCACTGATCCTTTTGGCGACTTAGTAAACACTGATAGTTCTGAAACTGGTGGAGCTAAAACATCAAAGTTAAAGGTTGGTATGGGTCGTAAAGATGGTTCCGTATATAAATTACCTGCTACTCCAACAACCGGTAAGCAGGACGACAATGGTGACAATGCTCGCCTGAAGTCTGGTCTTGGTAAGAAGGATACTGGTGGTAAGATTTCTGACGGTGAAACTGGGACAGATGAAACAAATGCAGACTCAGCTCGCAATCTATCAGGTACTCCTGAACAGAAGGGTGCAGCAAAGAATCCAATCGGTGAGCATATGGAAGCACTATTTGCTGGAGAAGAGTTATCTGAAGAGTTCCAGTCGAAGGCTGCTACAATTTTTGAAGCTGCAGTGCAAGCTGTTGCTCAAGAACATATTGACACATTGCAAGAAGAATACGCTCAAGAGATTCTTCGTCTTGAGGAAGAACAACAACAGCTAGTCGAAGCTGCAGTTGAAGAAGTACGAGACAACCTGGTTGATCAAGTTGATGGGTTCCTAAACTTTGTTGTGGAACAGTGGGTAGAAGAAAACCAAGTTGCTTTGGAAAGTGGGATGAAAGTAGAATTAGTGAACGGATTTATTGATGGTCTTAAGACGTTGTTCTCAGAACATTACGTTGATATCCCAGAAGACAAACTTGATGTAATTGAAGAGCAATCTGCTGAAATTGATGCTCTATCAGAAACAACAAATATTCTTGCATCACAAGTTGACGACCTTGAGACTGAATTAGTTTCATTGAAGTCACAGCTTGTATTCGAATCTGTTTCTGATGAATTGACTGATATGCAGGCAGAGAAGTTCCTCGAACTTGTTGAGAATGTTGAATTCACAACAGTTGAAGAGTACACCGAGAAGCTAGAAACTTTGAAAGAATCTTATTTCCCACAAAGTCGTTCAAGCAACTCAATAAATGAAACCGTTAGCGAAACATCACCAGTTGAGACTACCAAAGTTATGGACTCATATGTTGATGCAGTCGCAAAGAATCTGAAATTCAGATAATTAATTCTACACAGGAGAAACATAAAATGCCTTTAACACAAACACAACTAAACGAGAAGTGGAGTCCAATTCTCGATCATGGTGATCTTCCTGCGATCACCGATTCGCACAAGCGTGCAACAACTGCAGTTCTCTTAGAGAACACCGAAAATGCACTTCGTGAAGAACGTCAGGCCCTAATGGAAACCCCAGGTTCAATTATTGGTGACTTCCAAGGTGGTGCTGGTTCTATCGCTAAGGGTTACGATCCAGTTCTTATCGGCTTGGTTCGTCGTGCAATGCCACAACTTATCGCTTATGACATCTGCGGCGTTCAGCCAATGACAGCTCCAAGCGGTCTAGTATTTGCATTGAAGACTCAGTATGTTGATAGCGCAACTGTGACAAGTCGTACAGAGGCTCTGTTTAACGAAGCTCAATCTGGCTGGTCTGGTGAAGCTAACCGTGGTACAGGTGTTGGTGCAGTATCGGCTAATGGTGGTTCGTCTCCAGTCGAGGCAGCAAATGGTCTTAGCCCATGGGATACTACCCCAGGTTTCGGTAACAACGGTGGTATGACTACAGCTAATGCTGAAGGAGTGACCCCACAGGAAATGTCGTTCTACATTGACAAGTTCACAGTAACAGCTAAGAGCCGTGCTCTAAAGGCTGAATACAGTATCGAACTTGCACAAGACCTTAAGGCAGTTCATGGTCTTGATGCAGAAGGCGAACTAAGTAACATTCTTTCCAACGAAATTCTTGCTGAAATCAACCGTGAAGTTATTCGCACAGTTTACAAGATCTCTAAGCAAGGTGCTGAACTTACAACAACTCCAGGCACATTCGACCTAGACGTTGATGCAAATGGTCGTTGGTCAGTTGAGCGTTTCAAGGGTCTAATGTTCCAAATTGAACGTGAAGCTAATCGTGTTGCACAAACAACCCGTAGAGGTCGCGCTAACTTCATCCTTTGTTCAGCTGACGTTGCTTCTGCATTGTCAATGGCTGGCACATTGGATACTGGTAAGGCACTAAACGGTGGTGCTTTAAATGTTGATGATTCCTCAACAACATTTGCAGGCACATTGAATGGCAAGTACAAGGTTTACATCGACCCATACATGGCAAACGGATCTAACGATCAGTTCTGCGTTGTTGGTTATCGCGGTACCTCGGCATTTGATGCAGGTCTGTTCTACTGCCCATACGTTCCACTGCAATTGATGCGTGCTGTTGATCCTAGCACCTTCCAGCCAAAGATCGGCTTCAAGTCACGTTACGGCCTAGTTTCGCACCCATTGTCGGGAGATGCAGGAACTCTCGCAGCTGGTTCAAACTTCTATTTCCGCCTATTCCGTGTGACCAACATCGCCTAATAGAAGCAATAGTAGTAAAAGTAGTTCTGAAAAGCCCCTTAATTGGGGCTTTTCATTTTTGACAAATAAACATGAATTCTGTATAAATATTCTATTATAAATGACTTAAAGAGAATTTTATGTTGGAATATCCAAAGAAGTTGATCGATTTTTTATCTCATTCTGATTCAAAAAAGTTAGGGCTATTCAATAAAATTTTATCGAACCCAAACAAATATAACAAGTCTATTTGTTTGATTGGTGATGATAATATCAAAATGTTTAATACCATTAACTGGTGTGACCCTCTAACTCTAAGTCAGAAACTTTATTGGATCAAGAATGAACTATATGAAACACCAAAATGTGTTTATTGTGAGTCACCATTAAAGTGGATTTCTTCCTTACACAAATACAATGACAAGTTTTGTAATGCAAAATGTATGGGAAATCATAAAAGGGAAAATAACGTTGTTAGATTTGATTTAGAAAAAGCCAAAGAACTTTATTTGAATAAACAGATGTCTGTAAATAGAATAGCAAAAGAGTTTGGGCACATTTCAAATGTTACAATAATGAAGTACTTATCAGAATGTGTGGATATTAGGTCTCATTCAGAGAACATAAAACTGAACCATTATAGCGGTCCATATAAAGGGCCCAAGATAATTTACGATTCAACTGTATTAATCGATCAGTACAATTCTGGAATTACCATTAGATCACTTGCATCGATTTATAACTGCCATCCAGAAACAATCAGACGACTACTAAATCAGGCTGGGGTTAATACACACCAGAAGACATCAGAGCCAGAAAAAATAATAAAAGCAATATTAGACAATCATAATATCAAATATGAGCAACACAATAGAAAGATAATACACCCCAAAGAAGTTGATTTTTATATTCCAGAGTTTAGAATAGGGATAGAAGTTAATGGATTATACAGACATTCACTGATTGCAGGTAAAAAAGAAAAATCGTTTCATTATGATAAATTTAAAGGGTGTGAAGAGAAAGGAATTCAGTTACTCCAATTTTGGGACTCGGAAATATACGAAAATAAAAACACAATTGAAAGTTTCATTTTAAACAAATGCGGCCAAACAAAAAATAAAATTTATGCTAGAAAATGTATCATTAAAGAAATATCATCAACAGACGCTCAAATATTTTGTGCTTCTAATCACTTACAAGGATCATCAACAAGAATGAATTTTAATGTTGGGTTGGTTTACAACAATGAAGTTGTTTCTGTTTTGATATGTGCAATTAAAAATAATAAATGCAAGCTTCATAGATTTTGTAACAAATTAAACACCAATGTTGTTGGGGGTTTCTCTAAACTATTAAAAACACTGCCTGAATCGATCAACACCATAGTAACGTACTCAAACAATTCATATTCAAATGGTGAGTTGTATCGAGCTAATGGTTTCAAAGAAACCACATTCTCACTTGACTTACATTATACTGATTACAAACAACTTTTAAATAGACGTTCCTTTCAGAAGAAGTATCTTGACAAAAAGTTAGATATTTTTGATGTGTGTAAAACGGAACAACAAAATATGATTGATAATGGTTATGATGTTATTTGGGGCCCTGGGATAAAAACGTGGATCAAAGAAGTGGAATAAATAATGAATCAACAACAATAAGGTGTGAATATGGTTCAATTATTAGGTAATGTAACAATGTCAGATGGTAGTGCAGTATCTTATGATGCACTACCAAACACCGACTTTAGGTTGTACTTTCCAAAAGCCACATGGCTAACGATGTTCCTTCAAGAATTTGTTGTTCCAGAAGTTAGTGTTGATGAAGCAACACGATCATCCCCATATGTAGATTTTAATGAGATTGGCGAGAAGATGAAATATGGGGATATCACTTGTAGATTTATTGTTGATAAGAATCTAAAGAACTACAAAGAGATATTCAACTGGATGAGAAGAATGACTGTAGCTGGATCTATTGTTGGAGAAACAGAGAATCTTGTACTAATTGTTAATGGAATAGAAATGATAAGATTTACTGAAGCTTGGCCGTTATCATTGTCAGATTTAAGATTTGCAGCTGATGAATCAGATGTAACATATATTACTGCATCAGTTACATTTAATTTTGATTACTTTGAATTTATCGATTCCCCATTTCATGTAACTAACCCCTAATAACATAGACTACTTGCAACAGAGGGACATAGATCATACTACAGGTATTTCATCTTTATGTCAAATTTATTTTGATTTGATTCATATTCAAATCGTTGATATAATGGTAAAATGTGAAAATAAGTGAGGAAGCTATATGGCTACAGTTGAACAGGTGCTAGCTGAATGGAAACAAGATTCAGTTATGAATGAGGCTAAAATCAACCTAGAGTTGATGAAATCTCCCCAATTACATGCGAAATACCTCGAATACTTCGTGTATTTTAAGGCCAAACTTGCTGCGGCTGAAAAGAAGCATAACAAGATGATGTGGATAAAGCGCAAATATTGGCGTGGAGAAATGGAACAATCGGAACTTATGCAACATGGTTGGTCACAATGGCAGGGTTTAAAACCATCTAGTAGCGAAATTAATCAGCTTCTTGAGATGGATACTGACATGAATGACTTGGCCGAAATTGTTTCGGGTTACAAAACTGCCGTTTCTGCAACCGAATATGTTATGAAGCAAATCCAAGGAAGAGACTGGGCATTGAAGTCTTTGATTGAGTACAATAAGTATCTTAGCGGCGCATGAGAGCAATTGTTTGTGGTGGTCGTGAATTTTATGATGCAGAGTTTCTCTATCAGGAACTGGATCGTATCCATGACAAAACTCCATTTTCAGTAATTATTGAAGGCGGTGCAAATGGTGCCGATTCTTTGGCACGTGAGTGGGCGAAAAGTCGTGAAGTTGAATTTGATGAATACCCTGCTAAATGGAAAGATTATGGTCATCGTGCAGGCCCAATCCGTAATCGACAAATGCTAAATGAAGCTCATCCAGATGTTGTGATTGCTTTCGACGGCGGAAACGGAACTGCCGATATGAAAAAGATTGCAAGGGCTAGAGGAGTCAGAGTTCTTGAGTTAACTAGAGGCCCATTGGATGGTTGATGTAAAAATAACGAAACAGAACGAGGTCTATTTACGAATAGACTGTGACATGGGGATCCTGTATGAGTTGGAGTCCATTTTCACGTTTGATGTTCCTGGCGCCAAATTCTCACCCAAATTCAAAATGAAAGTGTGGGATGGAAAGATTCGTCTTTTATCGGCGTATAAACGACAATTGTATGTTGGACTGCATGATCGATTATGCAAAGAACTAACCAGTTTGGGTTACACATACGAAACGAATGTGGGTGATGATAGTCAAATAACACCAGCTGAAGTTGTTGATTTTGTTAAAGAACTCAACATGCATACGCAAGGTAAGCCAATTGAGTTCAGAGACTATCAATACAATGCAGTTCATGCGGCATTGAAGTATCGTCGTAGGACAATTCTATCACCAACTGCGTCTGGAAAGTCGGCTATCATTTACGCCATAACAAGATACTTGTTGTCTCTTCATATGCGTGTTCTTATTATTGTGCCAACAACTCAATTGGTGTATCAGATGGTTGGTGATTTCAAAGATTATAGTTCTGAGAATGGCTGGGATGCAGAGAACGGATGTCATATCATTATGTCAGGTCGAACTAAAATATCTGACAGTGCCGTTTTCATAGCTACATGGCAGTCACTGCAACGCGACAAAGTATCAGATGCATGGGTCAATCAATTCGATTGTATTATGGTAGATGAATGTTTTTCTGGTGAAACTAAAGTACTAACAATCAACGGTTGGGTTGCCCTGAAACATATAACCAAAGGTGAAAAGTTACTAAACATAAATAGTAAAAACGAAATAAAGGTTGATACTGTTACAGAAGTTCATAAAAATTTGTTAGTTTCAAGAAATGAAAAAATGTATAGATTGAAATTTGACAATGGGATTGAGTTGCAAGTTACAGGGAATCATAAATTGATGTTAGATGATGGTTCTTGGAAAAGGGCAGATCAAATTACAGAACAGGATGAAATAAAATGGGTCGGGGCGGAAATAAAAGATCACAAACAGAATATGACAGAATAAAGAATGAGATAAATGCTATAGAGTGCCCAATTAAAATTCTAAAACTGACACCATCAGAATGTCAAATATCAAATGGCAGAACTCTTTTTGGGAAAGAAAAGCAAAAATTTATATCTTTGTTTAACAGATACCGTAACCCAGATAATGAAAATTACTCCTGGAATACAGAAAGTATCAAAAAGGCGCATTTGTTGTTTTCGTCTGACCCAAATGTTGTTGAGAAGACCGCAAATGCATTAAGAAGTTTAAGGTGTTCGTTGGGTGGAAAACGAGCACAAGAATTGCATGGTAATAAAATTCAGCAATGTATGCGTAAAGGTGGCCCTTGGAATAAAGGAACAAAAGGATTGATGAAATGTTGGGCCAAAGGTTTAACAAAAGAGTCTCACCCATCTCTTAAAAAATATCTGAAAGTCGAATGGGGGAATTAAATCCCGTACATAATTGGTCACAGGAAACTAAGCAAAGAGTTGCTAAAGATCATTCGATTAGGATGAAATTGTTAATTGCAGAAGGAAAATTTACACCAAACATTTCAAATAGTAGAACTCATTGGGAGTGTTTCGTTTTGGGGAGAAAGTTTAGATCGTCTTGGGAAGCTATGTTTTGGTTTCACAATCAAAATTTAGAATACGAAACCATAAGAATTCCGTATATTGGTCTAGACAACAAACCGCATACTTATATTGTTGATTTTTGTGACAGAGACAAAAACATACTATATGAAGTTAAACCAAAAGAACATATTGAAGATGAAAAAACGAAACTGAAACTTTTGGCTGCTAGAAAATGGTGTGAGATTCATAATTTTCAGTTTGTATTGATTTCTCAAACTGAAATAATGTATTTAGTTGAAACAACAACAAATTTTAGTGCATTTAATGACGAATTGGTGAAACAATATGAAACTTATAAGTCGAGAAGAAATACCAAGTCCTGATATTACATATAATCTACATGTAGAGAACGACCATAACTATATTGTAGAAGGTGGTGTTGTTGCTGCAAATTGCCATCAAGCAAAAGCTACAGAAATTGGAAAGTTGTTAGAGAAGGCAACTGGTGTAGCATATCGACATGGTTTCACAGGTTCACTTGACAACTCGAAAACAAATCAGCTTGTCATTCAAGGCTTGTTTGGTGCAATTACGAAAGTTGCATCAACAAGAGAGTTGATTGATGCAGGACACTTGGCTGATATTTCTTTGAAGTGCATCGTTCTCAAGTACAACAAGGAGTCTGCGTCGTTGGTCAAACACATGGACTATCAGAAAGAGATAGACTTCATTGTGTCACACGATAAACGGAACAAATTCATTTGCAACTTAGCTATGTCACTAAAAGGTAACACACTCATACTATACACGTTAGTTGAGAAACACGGTGATGTGCTGCATAAGATGCTGCAAGAAAAAGTTGGTGATCGCCAATTGTGTTATGTGCATGGCGGTGTAGATGCTGAAGATCGTGACGAGGTTCGTAGAATAATAGCTGATGCAGATGATGCAATTGCTTTGGCTAGTGTTGGTACGTTCTCAACAGGTACAAATATTCCAAGACTACACAATTTGATTATTGCATCACCAACTAAGTCTGTTATTCGTGTTCTACAATCGCTCGGCCGTGGTCTGCGCCTTGCAAAAGATAAAAGTATAGTCAATGTTTATGACATATCAGATTTGATACATAAGACAAAGGCGAAACAAAATTACACCTACACCCATTTGATTGAACGACTTCACATTTACACAAAAGAAGAGTTTAATTACAAAATAACAGAGGTTCCAATTGAGTAGACCATATCATTGTATCAAGTTGAAAACAGGAGAAACGTTGTTTGCTGAAGTGATCAACGTTGATGATAGAATATTGACTATACTCCATCCAATGCTAGTGACAACCGAGGTCGACGGCACAACAGAGTCGATGTCTATGATACCGTGGATACCATATATTGAAAGTGCTAAAATAGACGTCCCTCTTAACCATATTTATTTTTCAGACAGTTTAAACAAACAATTTTTTGAATACTATGGTAGAGTTGTGATACAATCAGAAATCAACAAAATAAAGCTGCGTGTTGCGGAAAAGATGGAAAATCGTTTCGATATATTGACGATAGCTGATGGCTTAGCCGAAATGAAGAAGTTGAGCGACGAGCTAACTAAGAAGTTCGGAGTCCCAGGACCAGATTTTTCAGAGTTTGAGGAAGTGTTAGAGAGGCATAAATCTGAGATCGTTTTACATTAATAGAGGAAACATTATGAGTGAAGTTGTCAGTCCAGTGAAATTAAAGCCAAAAGAAAAGCCGCATTATGTTAGTAATCCAGAACTATATAAAGCATATTGTGATTGGTACAAAGAACTTATTAAGGCCAGAAAGAAGAATAAAGAAGAACCAGAAATGCCAAGATACATTGCAGAATCGATAATGAAGATTTGCACTCGATTGGCGTACAGACCAAATTTCATTAACTATAGTTATCGTGATGAAATGATTGGTGATGCAATAGAAAATTGCATTCGTACCGTTAAGAACTTCAATCCAGAAAAGTCTATCAATCCATTTTCATTCATTACTACAATTGCATTCCGTGCATTTCTGCGTCGAATAGCCGCTGAACAAAAGCAAACCTACGTTAAGTCAAAAATGATTGAAGAAATGCCCATGGACGAGTTGATGGATGTTCAAGAGCACGATGAAGATACTGTTCAATATCACAATCAGTTCATCGAGTTTCTACGTGAAAACAGTTACATCAGTTCCGCACATGAACCAGCTAAACGAAAGAAGAAGAAAGAGTTACATGAAGAAGTTGGTCTAGAGGAGTTCTTTAGTGGTGAAACTGTAGTTGCGGAGACTGATGCTGATGAGGGACATTGATTTTAGGTGGCTAGTTAGAGATGGCGAGAGAACATTACAGTTTAGATACATGCAGTGGCACCCAGGTGATATTTGGGATTGGACTAGTTGGAAAAGTGTGAAGGAAGTACATCAATGAGTATCACAAAGTCTTTATCCATTTTGAGAAGTTTCCAAGATCCATTTCTTTTTTATCACATATACGAGACACTTTTATAAATGGTTTTCTTGTTGCTTTTATTTTATCAATTTCGGTTTGAGATTTAATTCTTGAGTATGATTTAATGTTTTCTTCTTTTGATCTTAGACTTTTAGTTTTATTAGCTTTATCTATTTCTAATGTTGTTCTAGTACGACCAAACATTCCGTTTTTGGCTCCATGGTTTGCTTGTTTCTTTTTATGTTCTTCGGTGTGTTTTCTTCTGGTGTTATCTATAACAATTGCTGATTTTCCTTGATATGCTTTATTTAATCTACCAGGCACATTCCAACTATCTTTTATTAATTGCTGTTCAAATAAAATTGCATCATTTTTATTAAAAAATTCTGCTAATATTTCTGTAATGAATTCGTTAAATTTTGGTTTTATTGTTTTAGAACTTGAGAAGTATACTATTCCTAAGTCAGCATATGAAGGTACTTTATTTGCCCAACGAACGCCGTAATAAAATTCACCAGATATTCTATTGGTCAGTTTATATACGTAAGGTAATATTTTAGTAAGATTTGGTTTGCTGGTCATATTAGACTCCTGTTTAATGTAGAATGACTAGAGAGGGCGGATGTTGATTGCATCGTGGTCCTCATTTATTTATAGGAGATTTTTATGAGTTTTAATGATGATGAGTTAAAATTATGATGTTGGCCGTATGCACTGACGTCCATATTGGTGTCAGGAATGCCGCCCAGTCCTTCGCAGATTATCAGCTGAGTTTCTTTGAAGATACATTTTTCCCGCACTTGAAGAAGAACAAAATCACCACAGTGCTTTGCTGTGGTGATTTGTTCGACACACGCAAGTTTAGCAACCATGTCATTCTTGATATGTGGAATAAGCGGTTCTTCGACTACATGGAGAAAGAAGGAATTCAATTTCATTTGATCCTGGGTAACCACGACCTTGCGTTGCGTAACTCTTTGGAAGTTAATTCCCCAACTTTGTTTTTGTCACATTACAAAAACATTACTATTTACAACCAACCAACCAATGTTACATTCGGTGAAACAGAAGTGTTACTGTTACCATGGATATGCGCCTCCAATTACAGTGATTCGTTAGCTGCTGTTAAGAAAACGAAAGCACAAATTCTATTCGGTCACCTTGAACTAGCTAACTTTGAGATGCACAAAGGACAAGTACAACATGAAGGAATGGATGCTAAACTTTTCAGTCGTTTTGAGGCTGTGTATTCTGGTCATTATCATCACCGCAATAGCAATGGTAACATCCATTATCTTGGTAGTCCGATGGAGTTTACTTGGATTGATTACAATGATCCAAAAGGTTTCCACACATTCGACACCAAGAAACGGGAGATAAAGTTCCATAAGAACGGTCATACGATGTTCAATAAGATCATGTATGACGACAAAGGGAAGAAAGAAAACTACTGGCAGACACTATCACTAGCGGGGTTAGAACAAACTTACGTCAAAGTCATAGTCGTCAATAAAACTGATCCATATCAATTTGATAGATTTTTGGATAAGTGTTATAATGCTAATTTAGGTGATCTAAAGATCGTTGAAGACTTCTCCGATATTGATTCAGACTCAGTTGATGATGATGGACTAGAGTTGGAGGACACAATGACATTGACTGGCTCCTATATTGATTCAATCGATATAACTGGAGATAAGGACAAATTGAAGTCGTTGATGCAAAGTCTATACACAGAGGCATTGGAGGTAGTTGATTGATTTTATTTCGCAGCGTCAAATATCAGAATTTTCTGGCTGTTGGTAGTTCACCAATCACAATTGATTTGAATAGACATCATACCACATTAATCACTGCAACAAATGGTGCTGGTAAGACAACGATCCTGGATGCGGTCTGTTTTGCGTTGTACGGTAAGGCTTACAGAAACATCAATAAACCTGCACTTGTAAATTCAATCAACCAAAAGAAAACTTTAGTTACGATTGAGTTTGATGTTGGTAAAAAGAAATACAAGATAGTTCGTGGTATGAAACCCAACGTCTTTGAGATCTGGTGCAACGACAAGATGATTAACCAAGATCCTAATACACGTGACTATCAGAAAATTCTTGAAACACAAATTCTGAAAATGAATTATCGTGCTTTTACGCAGGTTGTAGTTATGGGTTCGTCTTCATATGTTCCATTCATGAAGTTACGACCTCATGAACGTAGAGAATTCATTGAAGATTTGTTGGATATTAAAATTTTCTCTGTGATGAGTAAACTTCTGTCACAGAAAATCAAGGACTGTAAAGAAAAGTCTAAGGAAATAGAGTCTGAGATAAAATCAACAAAAGAAATGATTGAGTTACAAGAAACGTTCATTAAGTCTAGGAAAGATGAACGTGCAAACTCTTTGGCTAAAATTGTTAAAGATATTGAACATGCTCGCAAAGAAATTGACCGTGAGAATGCTGCTATCGTTCGCCTACAGACACGGATGTCTAAACACAACCTCAGTTTGGAGAAATACTCTGACCTGACTGAGAAGTTATCTGAGTTGCGGTCCAAAAACAAATTGATTCAATCGACAATAGATGACCATAGCTCACAAAAGGACTTCTATGAAACGACAGAAGAATGTCCAACATGTAGGCAGTCAATCGGTGACGATCATAGAAGTCACATCATTGGGTCGATTGAAACGATTGTATCTTCTCATACAACAGAACTCGACACCATCAAACGTCAGTTAGATGAACTGAAAATTCAGTTGACTGAGTACAACGGAATCATCAGTCTAATTTCTGACATTCAAGGCGAAATATCCACACACAACCAGAACATTCATGGCAACAATCTACTCATACAGAAGTATGAGCGTGAATATTCTAGTATGGAAGCTGATACTACAAACATTGATGATGATAAGAAAAAGTTGCGTGACATGGCTAGAAAGATTGTCGATCTAGATAAGATGCGTCGCATAAACATTGAGGAACAACAATATCAAGCCATTGCATCTGTATTATTACAGGACAGCGGTATCAAGGCGAAAATCATTAAGCAGTACATTCCTGTTATCAACAAACAGATCAACAAGTACCTTAATGCACTAGACTTCTTCTGTAACTTTAACCTCGATGAGAACTTCAATGAGATCGTCAAATCACGTTACCGTGATGAGTTCACTTATGACTCGTTTAGTGAGGGTGAGAAGATGCGTATCGACCTTGCGTTGGTGTTTGCGTGGCGTGATGTTGCACGAATGAAGAATTCGGTCAATACGAATTTGGTTATCATGGACGAGTTGTTGGATAGTTCACTCGATCAACCAGGAATGGAGTTGTGTATCGGCCTGTTATATGGTCTGAAAGATACTAATGTGTTTGTCATTTCGCACAGAGAATCGATTGCTGATAAGTTCATTAGTACCATCAAGTTCGAGAAAAAGAACAACTTTACGTCACTAATTACGACTTAAAAATCAATGGGTTATATGGTTTATTGACATTTTTTCCGTTTCGATGCATAATTGGTAAAAATTATGAAAGGGTAATATGTCACGCATAGGATTTGAATTTGAGTTTTTACATCAACTTTATGACGACGAAATTTTAGACGACTTGGGCAGTAAATATAGCATCGTGGTGGACACATCAATTCGTCATGATGAGAAGTCGCTTAAGCGAGATGGCTGGCATCGCTGGGAAATAATTACACCACCCGAGACCCCCAAAAAAGCATTAGAAACTTTACGTGCAGTTCAGTCTTACTTGATTGACACTAATGCAAGGACAAACACTTCATGCGGTTTTCATGTGAATATATCTGAGCGTGATATGTCCAAGTTTGACCCAATGACGTTGATTGTCACAACAGACGAAAATTTGATAAGTAAAACTTTCAATCGCCAACATAATGATTATTGTCCAAACTGGGCGATTTACTTCGATTTACTGTGGAAACGGATCAATAAAGTAGAAAAAATTGACAAGAAACGTGTTTTGATTGATAATGCTACTATGTTGGTGAAAGCTAGTGCATACGGCGACTGGATTGATGATCGATACAAGTATGCTAAAAAAGTTTCTGAGTTGGTTATATCGAAGTACACTTCAATCAATGTGTCGAAGTTAGAACTGGACTATATCGAATTCAGAATGATTGGTGGAACTGACTACCATGAAAAAATGCTTGATCCATTTGTTTTGAATTTGGCTGAGTCAGTCAAGTATGCTGCAAAAGGTATCGACAGGAAAGCAATACGAGAATACTTTGAACAATATGGAGAATGAAAATGCTTAAGCGAATGTTTTGTGAGATATTCAATCTGCAAACGCCCACACTAGTTAATGAGGCCGAGGCAGCTGATGCGGAAATAAAGCGTCTTGCTGATGACCTGGAGAGGAAGCGTAATATCGCAATTGAAAGAATGGGTGATAAGTGGGTTCTTCACCCAAACCATCACGTTAAGAAGATGGACATTGCGGCCAACTCACTTGGGTTTAAGACAGTATGAGTGAATTACTTCCTTTCCAGAAACACTCAGGCGTGATGGTTGACTTAGAAACACTCTCGACTGAATCGAATGCGGCGATTATTTCAATCGGTGCAGTCAAGTTCTCATACACAATGGGAATTCAAAGTAAGTTCAAAGTCAATGTTTCGGGGAAAGATTGCCACCGACACGGACTTCATTTGTGTCCTGACACTATCGATTGGTGGTCAAAACAGAGTCAAGCAGCACAAGATTCATGGAAACAAAATCCTCAGTCATTGACTGATGCGGTTGATATGTTTTTGGAATGGTGGGGAGAGGATAAGAATCTTTGGTTCTATGCCAACGGTTTGTCTTTTGATGCACCAATTCTTCGCAATGCAATTCAAGCGGTCGGAAAGAAACAACCCTGGGCATACCGTCACGAAATGGATCTTCGTACCATTTATAACATGGTTGGATATGATCGTAACAAGCGTGCCAATAGCGAGCTTCTTTACCACGATGCTTTGGCAGATGCAGAGTACCAAACAAATGAACTTCTGAAACTTTTTGAGTGCGAACCGTTTTGACATATATAGATCAGATGTTTATAATGAAGGTTAATCATATTAAGGAGTAGTTTATGTCAATGTCTGACACCATTAGAAATCGTTTGTTAAACAGTGTTAATGGAAGATTTCGATGTAATGATAATATCTCAGATCATATTCACAGTGACGACGAGTTGCAACTGTTGCAAAAAGAAGTAGAGGGTAAGTTTGAGGAAGTGCTTAAAGCTCTTGTGATCGATACCGATCACGACCATAATACGAATGAGACCGCAAAACGAGTTGCGAAGATGTTTATCAGGGAGATATTCTCTGGTCGATATGTTGCGTCACCTACAATCACTTCGTTCCCAAATGCACAATCATATGACCAGTTGTACATTGTAGGACCTATTGATGTTCGTAGTACTTGTGCTCATCATTTCCAAAATATCGTAGGTAATGCTTGGGTGGGTGTGTTCCCAGGTAAGAATGTTATTGGGTTGAGTAAATTTAACCGCATCGTAGATCATATTGCGTCTCGACCACAAATTCAAGAAGAAATGACGGTGCAAATTGCAAATGAAATCGAACGTATAACTGATGCAGAGGGTATTGCCGTTGTTGTTAAAGCTGAGCACATGTGTATGACCGCAAGAGGGGTGAAAGCCCATGAATCGGATATGCTTACATCTGTTGTTCGGGGATCATTAAGGGAGCAAGAAAAATTGCGACAAGAATTTTTCTCGTTGCTGCAAGGTATGAAAGGGTTTTCAAAATAATGTTTTATGTGTATGCATACTCAGATCCTGACACCAATATTGTATTTTATAATAGTATTAAGGAAGCCAGCGAAAGAACTAAACTATCGTGCTATTTGATTAGAAAAAATGGAGAATTTAATGATCTTTGAGTATATAGCAAGTGGTCTTTCATTTGTATGGAAAAATACATTTGATGCTACTAACGGAGCAGACATTTGTGCCAAAACCGTTGATATGACAGATAGAATGTTGGCTCAACACCCGAATCATAAGTACGGTGTGTTGTTCAATGCATATACTGAAAAGTCAACTGTGCAGGCAGTTCATGACGTTTTTAACAAATACACAATTCAAGCAGACTCGGGTGGTTTGCAAATGATGACTTTGGCACACGGAAATATTACCGATGAAGCCAAAGATAAGATTTATCGTGTGCAGGCGAAGTGGGCAACTATCGGTATGTCGTTTGACGAAATCCCAGTTAAGATTATTGGTGAACGAGCTGAAATACATGATATGGGCACCAAGTATTTTGATCCAAGCATGATCGCTCATTGTGCTAAAGTATCGGGACAAAACTTAACTAGACAAATAGAAGTGTATTTGGAAGAAAAGACTAAGTGCAAGCCATTGATGATTATTCAAGGCAATTGCATGGAGACATACAAGCAGTGGACAGATCTTATCATTAAAGAAGTTCCACAAAAATATTGGAAGTACATTGCAGGTATTTCTAGTAGTTCGTTTTCTCTCGGAAACGGTCTACTACAAGACGTTGAACGAGCATTTACATTGACACAACTTGACATTCCAGACCACATTAAGAAACACGTCCACTTGTTAGGTGTTGGTGCAATGAACAGGTTGATCCCTGCAATTCAGTTTCGTAGGTCTGGACTTTTTACTGATGATATGTTGTTTTCGTATGACTCAACTAAGCATACTGGTGGTTGCATTCGGGGACAATATCAACAGGATGCACAAATTGTTCAACTAAGTAGAACTAGGTGTCATAAGTTTCACATTGCATATGAGAAAATTGCTGCATTCAGTAAAAATGTTCTTGATTTTGAAATTAACGAGGACGACTTCTATCGCACAATCATCAGAGGTAATCAAGAGTGGAATGACCATTATGGTTCCAACACTGTTAAGATGTACGAACGAAATTTGACATCATATGCATTTTTACTGTATTCTGTTAATGAAACAATGAAAGCAACTGAGAGTATGATTAACGACGAGACTTTCATTACTAAAGTTATTCGAGGTGTCGAACCTGAGAATATTTTTGCACTGTCTAAAATTAAGACTTTATCTGATTACAATAGTTGGATTAAACATGCTGCTAGGCATTTGCCGTCTAAAGGTGTTAAGAATAAAGAAAATTTGGCTACTCTAGAGGAGTTCATGTAACATGGATATGAATAAAGTTAAAGAGGCACTAGATAGGATCGAAAGGGTTGTTGGTCCCTTTTGTGATGAAGTGTTTGTCGGACACTCTGGTGGAAAAGACTCTTGTGTAATTAACCATCTGGCAACTCAGGTTTTAGGGCAGGTTCCGTTGGTGCATAACGTAAAGCCAATGTTGGGAACAAGTGGTGATCCAGTTGCTGCTCTGACTGAAATGCATCCTGAAACATTGGAGTTTTTGTATTCTGAAGTGTGTAAGAACCATCGTGTGACGTTTATGCATTCTGTGTTCATGCCTAGTTGGATTACAATGAATAGGATGACACTTCAGATTGACGGTGCCCGACAGGCTGAGGCTAGTCGCCCAGGTAAGAGTTCTGACTTCATTCGTGATGGTGTTAATGTAAATCGTAGTTTAATGTCGTACTATGAACCTAAGGGAATATTTGGCCTTGGAATTTGTTATCCGATATTCGATTGGTCAGACGACGATGTGTTTGACTATCTGTATCATTATAAGATTCCATTCAGTAAAGAATATTTGAAAAACGGTGAGTATGATTCGTGGAAATGGAGACAGATTAATTGGTAAATTATATAACTTTAATTAACTTTTGTTTATCCATAATCCATATTTTGTGATTCCAATTATTATTTTTGGCTCCTTTTTGTTTT